TTTGGTCAAGCTGATCACAAAGTTGAAATTTCTGCCAAGTGCATTCGTGCAAGAGAAGGATTGTTCGATGCCACATAATAAAAATACAAATGTAAGAGAACAATTGATTCAACCTTCCACTCTAGAAAATATTGATGGTGCAATGTTGGAGTGGCTGAGGAATGAATTGAATATTTTCTCAACAACAAATAAGGGTTGGAAGAAAGTTCCTGTTTTGTGGGTTGCACCAGAACGGGTGTATCAAATTAAGAATAAAAAAGAATTAAGGGATACAGCCGGTTCTTTAATTTTACCCCTCATTTCAATTGAAAGAACTTCAGTGGTTAAAAGTCTTTCAAAGAAAGGTTCTATTTTTGGCAATGTTCCTCCCGTTGGAGACGAGAAGGGCGGTTCAATCACGATTGCAAGAAGAATTCAACAAGATAAAACTGCTGTTTTTACAAATGCCAGTGTTTTTAGGCGTCCAACGGGTGATGATGATGCTGGTAGAAGTGCAGATGGTCAAATTAACTTCCCGAGGAGAAGTAAAATAAACTCAAAGACAGTTTATGAAACTATAACTATTCCAATCCCAGTTTATTTAGACATAACATATTCTATATTGTTGAAGAGTGAATATCAAGAACAGATGAATGAAATGTTAACTCCATTCTTAACTAAAACTGGTGGCATTAATTATTTCACTGTTGTTAAAAATGATCATAGATATGAAGCCTTTATTCAGGAAGATTTTAGTTTAGATAATAATGTTAGTTTAATGGAAGAAAACGAAAGAGAGTATAAAACCAAAATTGAAATTAAGGTTTTAGGTTATATATATGGCGCTGATAAAAATGCTGAGCAGCCAAAAATCGTTATAAGAGAAAACATTGTAGATGTGAAAATCGGAAGAGAGAGAGCGGTCTTTGGTGACGATCCCGATTTTAATGATAAACGCAGTGTTTATAGAAGTTAAAATAGGAATTTGACAACTTCCTCGACTATTTATAGAAGAAAAGGCTAGGTAAATCAAGGAGATCCGATCTAATGTCAGTGAGAAAATTTAAGTTTGTTTCACCGGGAATTTTTATTGACGAAATTGATAATTCTCAATTGCCGTCAACACCGGAAGACATCGGACCAGTAGTTATTGGTCGAACAGAGAGAGGTCCAGGTCTTCGTCCAGTACAGGTAGACTCATTTTCTGAGTTTGTACAGATTTTCGGTAATCCAATTCCGGGTGGGCAAGGTGGTGACATTTTTAGAGACGGCAACTACACCGCTCCAACGTATGCTTCATATGCGGCACAGGCTTGGTTGAAAAATGCAAGCCCAATTACTGTAGTTAGACTAATGGGTGCAGCCCACACCGACGCAACGGCGCTTGGCAGCGCCGGCTACCAAATTGGTGGAAGTGTTAGCTCTGACGAATCCGCGGGTGGTGCATTTGGACTTTTCTTAATTGATTCAGGATCCGCTGCTGATGATAATCAGGGCGTTCTAGCTGCAACGTGGTACTTGACAAGCGGTGTTGTGCTTTTGTCTGGTTCCATACGAGGTGGCTCAGAAACTACTGGAAGCACTGCAACTTTAATTTCTTCAGAAGGATCAGATTATGAATTTGTTGCTGAAATTTATAACGGTTCTGGTGTTTTGCAGAAGAGAACAAATTTCAATTTCAATGAAAATTCAAATATTTTTATTAGAAAAGTTTTCAATACAAATCCAACCTTATTGAATACTGCGATTACAACAACAGCTAATCAAGAAACTTATGTTCTTGGTCCTACATGCGAAAGACATGTTAGAGAGTTTGTTGTAAATACTGGCACCGGGGGAAATGTTTACGGTGTCATTTTGGGACTAGCAAATGCAACTGCGCAAGGTGCCGATTTTCAATTAGATGCAAGACCTGCAAGAACTGGTTGGTTCTTCTCTCAGGATCTTACAACTGATACTAGTTCATATGCGCCTGCAAGTATGACAAACTTATTCCGATTCCACGGACTCAACAATGGTACGTGGGAACAGGAAAATCTTAAAGTTTCTATTTCTGAAATTAAAGCTTCTACTAATGATGATGCCACTCCTTATGGTTCATTTGATGTTTTGATTCGCAAAGCTAATGATACTGATAACTCAGTGGAAATTATTGAAAGATTTAGTAATTGTAACTTAAATCCATTTTCACCAAATTATGTTGCCAATAAAATTGGTGATAAATATGTTGTGTGGGATGATTACGAAAGACGATATCGTGAACATGGGAAACACCCTAACAGATCGAAATTCCTTAGAATTGAAATGGATGTTGATGTAGATGCTGCAGCCACCGATTCAACCTTTTTACCCTTTGGTTTTCAAGGTCCGGTACAGTTTGCAGGCTTCTCGGTAATTTCAGGTTCAACAAGTACTTATGTTTCTGGTTCAATTACAGAGACATTGGCTGCTTTTGTTTTGGGCGGGCAAAGTCTTCCACGAAGCGGTGTTGAAGACGCAACGGGTCAAATCGTTAGAACTGGAGTTGATGTAGGTGCGTCCAATCTAGGTTTCACTGGTTCATTCTTGTTCCCGAGATGTGCCTTGAGGATGTCAAGCTCCGAGGGTGTTATTGGAAATCCCAAAGATGCATTTTTTGGTGTTACTTACAACAAGCGAGGTGGCAACACTTACGATCCAAGCAATAAGGACATTATTAGGGCACTTCCGAATGGCTATGATTCGTTTGCAACGGCAACCGCAACCGAAATTTCATTCCACTTCACACTTGATGATTTAAGTGGAAGCAGTGATGCTGGCAATCCAATTGAAGCTGTATGGAGCAGTGGTTCTAGAACTTCTGGTTTGTCTCTGACTGCGGCTAGTGCGACTTACAAAGCAGTATTAGATAAGCGATTTGATAAGTTCACTGCACCGTTGTTTGGCGGGTTTGATGGCTTGGACGTTCAAGAAAAAGAGCCATTTAGAAACAGTGCAATTAATGGTACGGAAACTACAAACTATCAGTTTAACTCAATTAAAAGAGCGATTGATTCAGTGGCAGATCCCGAAGTTGTTGATATGAATGTGTTAACGATGCCTGGATTGACACACACTGGATTAACAAATCACCTATTAAATGTTGCTGAGCAGAGAGCGGATACATTGGCGATTATCGATCTTGAAGGTGATTATCTTCCGTTCACAGAAAACTCAAATACTGCAGAAAACAGAGCAGGCAGCGTTACTACGACTGTAGACAATTTGCGTCTCCGCGGTATTAACTCAAGCTATGGTTGTTGCTACTATCCGTGGGTTTTGGGCAGAGATACGATTAATGGAGCAACAGTGTGGCTTCCGCCTTCAATTGCGGGGTTGGGAACTATGGCTTCTTCACAGAAGAAAACTAAATTATGGTTTGCTCCTGCTGGATTCACAAGAGGTGGACTAAGCGAAGGCGCTGCAGGACTTCCGATTGTTGGAGTATCAGAAAGATTGACCTCTCAGCAAAGAGATACGCTTTATGCGGCAAACATTAATCCGATTGCATCATTCCCGGCTGAAGGGATTGTGATTTTTGGTCAAAAGACTTTACAAATCACACAATCTGCATTGGATAGAATTAATGTTCGCAGATTAATGAACTTTGTTAAGAAACGAATTTCTAGAATTGCTTCTTCGACACTCTTTGAACAGAACGTGGTTGCAACTTGGAATAATTTCTTAGGAAAGGTTAATCCGTTCCTTGAAGGAATTCAGATTGATCTTGGTTTGCAGGATTTCAAAGTAATTTTGGATGAAACTACTACAACTCCTGATTTGATTGATAGAAATATCATGTATGCGAAGATTTACCTGAAGCCAGCAAGAGCTATTGAGTTCATTGCAATTGACTTCGTGATTACGGATTCTGGTGCTTCGTTTGAGGACTAGAGATGAAACTAACTAAAGAAAAACTTGAATCAATCATCAAGGAAGAATATGATCAACATGTGTTTAGAACTTATAAAGAAATAATGGGCATGTTCGATAGCTTAATTGATGCTTTGGAGTCTGAGGGAGAAAAGCTTTCCGTCTTGTAAAGACGAGATATTGCAGTATATTATACAACTCACTTAGGTAATGTTGTGAAGAAACTATCTTCAAGGTAATATGATAAAAGTGATTTACGAAACTATTTAATGGGAAAGAGGAACTAAACAATGGGATTTTGGGCAGCACCATCAACAGAGCCGAAACGAAAGTATCGCTGGATTCTTAACTTTGGTGGAACAATTGGGGCAGTAGAACAATATTTAGTTAAGAAAGTTTCGAAGCCAAGTTTCGAAGTTTCGGAGACTGAACATAAATATATCAATCACACTTTTTGGTATCCGGGTAGAGTGACGTGGAATACTGTTGAATTGACTTTGGTAGATCCTGTTAGTCCTGATGCGTCAGAAAAGATGTTTGAAGTTCTAAAGAAATCTGGTTATATTTTTCCATTAGATCCCAATACAACTCAGACTATTTCAAAACATAAAGCCGTTACTGCTTTAGGAGAATTCTCCATTAAACAACTAGGTGCAGAACAGAATCAGTTCGTTGAAGAGTGGGTTCTAAAAAATGCCTGGATTAGCAAAGTGAACTTTGGCGAGCTAGATTACGAATCTGATGATCTAGTTGAACTTGAAATAACTGTCCGTTACGATTATGCTGTCAAGACAATATAACAAATCAAATATAACAAGAGGTTAAAATGACAAGAAACGATGAGGGACGCTTAGGCACCAAAATGGCGCCTGCTGAGCTTCCCGTTGTACCCGAGAGTAAAGAAAAAGAAGGAAGTACTTTCTCCTTCGCAGTTCCAACCGAATTCGTTGAACTCCCATCTAAAGGAAGATTTTACAACGAAAATCATTCATTGCACAATAAAGAATTTGCAGAAATCAAATTTATGACAGCAAAGGAAGAAGATATTCTAGCTTCCAGAAGTCTTTTAAAAAGGGGAATTGCAATTGATAGGTTTTTAAAGAGTGTTCTAATCGATAAATCAATTAACATCGAAGATTTGCTTCTTGGAGACAAAAATGCCATTATGGTTGCGGCAAGAATTACTGGTTATGGTGAACAATATGAAACAAAGGTTGCTTGTCCTAGTTGCGCAACTTCGGTAGAACACAGCTTTAATCTAGAAGACAAAGTGGTGAATGCTGGTGGCTTGGAATGTGTTGACGAGGATTTGGGAATTACACAAAATCTTAATACATTTGTTATTCCATTGCCAAGAACAAAAGTTGATGCAGAAGTTAAACTTTTATTTAGTAGCGATGAAACAAAGTTGACTCAATTAACTGAGAAGAAAAGAAAGAACAAGTTGCCCGAAGCCCCATTAACTGATCAACTAAAGTCGTTTATTATATCAGTCAATGGAAAAACCGAATCAGCAATTATTGCCGAATTTGTTGAATCCATGCCGGCGATTGATTCCAAATTCCTGAGAGCTGTCTATGGCAAACTAACTCCACATGTTGATTTAACGCAAGAGTTTCAGTGTGAATCGTGTGGCTTCACAGAAGACATGGAGGTTCCGTTCACAGCGGACTTTTTTTGGTCTAGACGATAGCTACATACAAAATGTATATGAACAATTCTTTCAATTAAAGTATTACGGAGGATGGAGCTTCACTGAAGCATACAATTTGCCTCTGATCATTAGACAATGGTTTTATGATAGATTGGTTAAACAATTAGAGAAAGAAGAAGAATCCCTGAAGAAATCGAATCGGGGCGGGTAAATATGAAGGCTGGATGGGAATTCTCATTCAGCTTTTATATTTTGTGAAAACTAAACTATTTATAACTGGGAGACTTGTACTATGAATGAAGGCGAAGATTTGGTTCCAATCGAAATTGATTTTGCCGAGGTAAGAGATGATAAACTTAATGAAAGTTGGTTGGCAATGTTTGGTGGAGCGGTTGAAATGTTGATGAAGGCTATGTTTGGCGGAGGTTCAATTCCAGTCAACATACGAGGAACTCGTTCGGAAGTTAATTCATTTACAAACGTTTTGGGTAAAGAAAAGAGTTACATGAAAGCTTATAAGAAGTATGGCTTAAGCGATCCAAATACATTCAAGAGCAAATACAATTTAGATAAAGCCGTTAAGGGCTTTGAAAAGGCTACTGGTTTGAAGTGGCCATTTAAGTAAGGATATCATATAGATAGATGGCAGACGAAATCCTAGATACTCTTGAGGCGCAGGCGGTCGCCCAACAAGAGATAATTTTCAACTCTAAAGAAGAGTTAAAGCTTCTTAAAGAGAGAAAAGCCATAACCGGAGACTTAAATGTAGCCGAGAAAACAAGAGTAGAAGCCGCCAAGGAAAGCTTAGTCGCAGCCCAAAGAGAGCTTGAAGCACTCAAAGCCGCAAATCCAGAATTAGAGAAAAGACTGGCTTTACTTGAAAAACAGATGAATTTGCTCAATGGGATCGGTCAACAAACCAGAGACATTCTCAAAACAACAACCGGCATTACTGAAACTACGTTTTCTGATACTTTTATTGGAAAGGTACACGCCTCCCGTAAGGCTTTTGGTAATCTCAAAAAAGTTCAACAAGAAGTCGGCGCCGCAATACATAAGACATTTCATCCAATGAATGTTTTAACAGGGCAACTTAAGAAAGTGGCTCTCTCTTCTTTGGCGTTGGTATATCAACAAGAAAGCGCAATTGCAACCTTTAAGACCGCCACCGGCGCTACGAAAGATTATTCAAACTCTATTGTTGAGCTTGAAAAGTCCCATAGACAAATGGGAATTTCTGCTGCTGATGCCTCCGTGGCGGTAACGGGATTGTTCTCTGGTATGGCACAGTTCACTGAATTGTCCGACCCCGCCCGAGATAAAGTTATATTGTTGGCTGCAAGTTTAGAAAAATTCGGCGTTGCAACCGCAACAACAGCCAAGATTCAACAAGATGCTCAGTCAGTTTTTAAGATGTCGGGAGCCGAGGCTCTATCGCTTCAAGGTGAGTTAGTTGGAACTTCAGATGCACTTGGTCTTACGTTAAGTTCGGTTCAAGAGGGTTTCAAAGACGCAATGCCTAGTTTGGCTAAATTTGGAAAAGAAGGAAAGAGAATTTTCAAGGAGACTGCTGCAGCATCTAAAGCTCTCAAAATTGAAATGGGACGTTTGATTGAGATCGCCCAGCAATTTCAAACATTCGAAGCCGCTGCTACTGCAGCGGGCAAGTTAAATGTAATGCTTGGCGGACCATTTTTTGATGATATTGAGTTGTTGAATGCTAGTTTTGAGGGAACATCGGAGGTTCTTAAGGTGATGAGGAAGGGCTTCGATGAGTCGGGTAGAAGTTTGGATAGCATGACTGCTGCTGAAAAGGTTTTTTTGGCAAAGTCTGCGGGGTTGAGCGATGTAAGTGAATTACAAAAGATTTTAAATGGAGATCTTGACAGCTATCTTAAAAAAGCCGATCAACAAGAAGTAATTCAAAAACAATTAAACGAGAGACTTCGTGAGGCTATGCCCATTATGGACAAACTTAAAATGATTATGATGTCATTTGCCTTGAGTATGCGTTGGGTGGTTAACGGTCTTCATGCGCTGGCTGATGCCCTTGTGGGGACTTCCGGCGAGGTCGGCACATTGCTGAAGGTTCTGGGCTTAAGCACTGCAGCAATGCTCATAGCGTACCAAGCAACCAAAGCATATGCTGGCTATAAAACGTTCGTTGTGCCGGTTCTTAATCGGCTTGGAATTGCAAAGGCGAAAGACACAGCGGCTACTGTATCGGGCACCGTTGCCACCAAGGCTGCTGAAGCTGCCGACAGAGCCTCCGTTGCTGCCAAAGCCGCATCTACCGCAGCTACCAAAGCTTCCTCCGCCGCCGCCAAAGCCCTCGCTGCTGCCAAAGCCGCATCTACCGCAGCTACCAAAGCTGGGACCGCCGCCACTGAAGTTCAAACCGTTGTTCAAAAAAAAGCAGGAAAGGTGGCTTCAACTTTCGGCGCTCAAATGTTAAAATTTGCTTTTGCAATATTGCTCGTTGGCGCAGGCGTATATATGGCAGCAACGGGTGTGGGCAATTTGGTTGCATCATTCAAAGGGCTTGGAGATGCAGCCTCCACGGCGGTTTGGGGCATCATCGCGCTGATGACTGGCTTGACTGTGGCAATGGTTGTGTTGGCACTTCTAGCTCCTGCGGCTGGCACCGCCGCGACGGGCGTATTTCTTCTCGGCTTGGCTGTAACGATGGTCGGAGCGGGAATTATGCTAATAGGAACTGGCATATCAATTGCCATTAATTCAATTACTAGATTAATTAGCGTGCTGGCGAAGCTAAAAATCGACTCTCTAACTCAGCTTAGTGATGCCATGTCAAGTATGGCTGATTTTGGTTCAAGAAACATTGGAGCGGGTTCGTCGCTTGTCGAATTCAGAAGGACAGTCAATGCCATTGTTAGGTTAGAGAATGTTAAGGGCATTGAACACACAAAGGGTGTGGTGGATCAAATCATGAGACTTAAAAATGAAGCTCCAACTGTGAACATTACACAAAAAGCCTCAGAGACAAAACCAATTGAACTTACGATTAATTTGGATGGCAAGGGTATATATAAAAAGGTACATAAGGATTTGAATGAGAAGCTAGAAATTCAAACCTACACAAGATAGGAAATAACAAATATGGCAGATCCAACTACCAATATAGCCAATCGAAAGAGGATGGTAATTCAATTTTTCCATGCTCCAACGGGAAGAAAGGTAGAGTTTAAGGCATTTTTAACTCAATATGCAGACAAGTTTGAATCCGAGTGGAATTCAGAATCCGTTTATGGAAGAATGGATCCACTTGAAACATTTCAGGGAACCAAGAGAGTTATTAGTTTGGGGTGGTCTGTTCCTTCTTACGATTTTGCTGACGCCCGCTTAAACTTAAATAAGGCTTCTTTGTTGATGTCGATGCTTTATCCGGCATATGATGCTGAAGGCGGCGCGGGAGCGATTTCAGCAGCACCTTTGTTTAAATTGAAATTCGTGAATTTGATCGCTCAAGGTGGTTTTCACGGTATTGGTGATGATGTGGCAACTTCTGGATTGGTGGGTAGAGTCGGAGGGTTTTCTTATGAACCTGACCTTGATTCTGGTTTTTTCGTCCCTGATGAGGTTAAGGGACTGAATGCAAAAAACGCTCTCTATCCTCAGACAATTAATTTAAGTTGTGAATTCACTGTGTTTCATACACACAAATTGGGATGGCAAGCGGGCGGAGATGCTTGGCGTACAGATACAGATGCAGGCGCTATTGGAGGTTATCCTTTCCCCGAGACTACATATCCAGAGAATGAAAACAAAAGAACACAAGAAACATCCCCGAGAACTGAAGCTCAAAAAAAAGCAGCAGCAGATCGAATTCTAAACACTCCACAAGGCACATTTGGGCGAGACTAGGATTTCAGCCGTAAGGAAGAGAGATAAATGGCATCTAGATATGAAATTCGACGATTAGCGGAGAACACTAATCCAATTTATAAAGAACTCTTCGACGCCAGAGGAGTTAATGGCGTAGTTCAATATCGCTCCCCAGAGTTGCTTCATCCCACCGCTAAACAGATTGGTAATCTTAATGTTGTTGGACATATATGGACTTTAGGTGATAAGTATTGGAAGCTTGCTCATAAACATTATGGAGATTCTGAGCTTTGGTGGGTTATTGCATGGTTTAATCAGGCACCGACCGAGGCGCATTTAAATCTTGGTGATGTGATTGAAATTCCATTTCCGCTTGATCGAGTATTAGGTTACTTGGGAGTATAATACAACATGGCTCACACAGGCGCCAAATCCGACGAATCCTTGAACTTCAGCGGGTGGGGGGCGAGGACATCAGAATCAGAAGAGTTAAAGTTAACTCTTACAACACAGTTTCAAGAACAGTGTTATTTGATTGATAATATGTTGAAGTACATGGGCAAATCACCAACCTCTCCTTCGACTCCTTTGTTAAAGAATATCACTCCCATTGTTGGAGAAGCAAGCGATCTGCTGAATCTTTTAACCGCTAAAGAACATTTGGCAGCTTTTTTAAACATTAAGCCACATCAGATGGCGGCTTTGGTTCCTAAAATTCGACTATATAAGCAAATTTTTAAAAACAAAAATGACTATTTTTTACAAGAATTTATTTTTCAAGATCATACAAGCAACGAGTCGATTGATAATATAACGAAAACTGGTCATGGCAGAGGTGAAGGTGTTGGTATAAAGAATGTTAAATATGAGTTTCTTGGTAAGGATCAGTCAACCTCAAGAAAGAACATGGCAACGTCGATAGAATTTCATTTTCAAACTTTGAATAGTTTAATGAAGTCTATTCCGGGTAGTGATATTTCATATTTAGATCTTTTTGAAGCCAAACAAAAAAAAGGTTTAGAAAGTACTCACGATGATCAGGGAAATAAGATTTCACGCACTAGACAGTGGGATCCAAAATCACAACGTTTTGTTTTAAATGTAGGTTGGGCTGTTCCTAGAAATGTTGATTTAGGACAAAATTCAAATGAGTTAAAGAAGGCTATTGAAGAAATAAATTTATCAATTTTTATGACAATGACAAAACATACAATTAGTTTTAATCAAGATGGAACAATTACATTAACGTGTTCGTATATCGGTGGCATAGAATCTGCGCTGGCAACACCTGAGATGGATGTTTTAAAAACTGATGATAAGATTGTACGTTCTCAAGATGGAGAATTAGTTTATGAAGATCTTGATAAAATCGCCAAGAGGATTGCAATTTTAGAGAGAGGGGAAAAAGAAGCCGTAGAGCATCAAGAGCGTCAGGAAAAGGGAAAGAAAGGTTGGAGTTGGTATGAAGCCGCCACCACCGTCGCCGCCGCCGCCATCGGCGGGCGTCGCCGCCGAGGCTCGCCGTCGTCGCCTGCCCGCGAAGGAAGAGGGATATCTGAATATCAAAGTGAAGAAGCTTTAAAAGATTATCGTAGAGAATTAACTAAGGCTCGCGCAGAGAGAGTTAAAATATCTGGACAAAGGAAGGCAAAGAAATATAAATCGTTTTTAACCGATTTACAAAAAATAGATCAAATATATTCATTCGATTTAGAACATGAACAGATTGCTGAATGGCAGGGAGGTTTAGACTCCAAACTTCTAAGTGCAAAGGTTCGACGTGCATTACTCACCCCGTCCGAGCGTGAAAAAATAGAAAACAGCATAACCGATCCAGAAGAAAAAGCTAAATTTAGTGAAAGATTTAATAGGGCGATGTCCGCCCCGGCTCCGGGGCAGGAT